AGGATACTCATTCTGTATCTATACATGTGCATAGATTTTTTTACCTACAGTCTCACGAACTGCGCTTAATGCGCATTAATTCCCTTCATAGTCGCGACCTAATACGACCTGTATCTGATATATCGCGGTCTTTTGCACATGGATGTCCCATTCTTTCATCTCCGGGAACAACTCTTCCAACAGTTTGCCTGCCGAATAGTGCGGGTCCTGCTTTAAATCATACAAGTCTCTAATTTGGGTTTGCCCATTCTCCGTAAATGCCACATTTTTATAGGCGCCTTTATCTTCTACTGTATACAGTGCGTTCATTTGGGTTTATTTTTATATGATATAAAGGTCAAATATCTTTATATTATAATCCATGTTTATAAGTCGTCGTTGTCTTCCTCGCCTTCGTATTCGTCCGCGTCCTCATATTCCTCCTCATACGATGGAGTGCTCAACATTTCAATGAATTGTTTTATGCAAAACTCCAAATCTTGTAATTTATTATTTAGTTCTTTTACACTATTTTTAAACTCGTTATTTAATTCGTTTATACCATTTTGCAAGTTGTGATTTACTTCTTTTACACTATTTTGCAAGTCGTTCATTTCAGTTTTGATTTCGTTTACACTATTTTTCAAGTCTTGAATTTCATTATCTGTGTTTGTAATGCTTATTTGTTGTGTTACATTTGTTGTATATTTGTCTTGTTGTTGTTGTTGTTTTTCCTTTTTTTCTTCTTTGTATTCTTTTTGTAACAAGTTTATCGCATTTACAAATATTTCTCCCTCCATTATGCATGCATTGATTGAATATGTTTAAGTTATTTGGATTTATATTTATATTTATAATCAATTTATAAATATTTATACATCATTTAGAGACTTGCCGACATATTATTTATACCCTTTTACTTTATATCATGAAAACCCGCGTGCAAATTATTAACCAGATTTTAACCGACACATTCAAATCCATTTATATCAAGTTTTTTAATTTGTTCTCCACTAAACAAGAAAAGCACAAAAAAGATGACAGCCATTATGATGACAATTCGGTTTACGAATTCAATAATGGGGTCTGCAATGAGGAGTTGGATGATTGCGATGACCGACTGCCTCTCGTTTAACTTCCTTTGCGCCTGGTTTGAAAACCTTTAGCGCGTTTTAGTTATCCCCTTTCTCTTTATTATCTCTTAGCTCCTTCACGTATTTGCCGCACCTCTTGAAAAATAGTTCCAGTTCCTTGATATCCGCCCCCGTTACGCCATCATCAGGCACAAACGTGTGATTGCCTTGCACATAGCAGAGCACTACCGGTATTCCATTCACCATCTTCTTCGCCTTTAAAAATGCATACAAGTCCGAACTCTCGTCCACATTGATGTCGCAACATATCACCTCCGGCGGCGAACTCGCGTAATGTTTATCTAATGTCGGCTGGATCATCTTACATGGTTTACACCATGACGCACCCAACTTTAAAATGATTAAGCCTGGGTTTACCTGCAATAACGAGAGAAATTCTTGACGGCTACTAAACGCATCCACTACCTTCTTTTTTAACATTCTACACTTATACCTTATCTTGAATGACACTTTTATATACTTATTCTATTTATATATATTATCTATATATATTATCTATATATATAATATATTTATGTCTAGGTCTGCTTTTGAGAATGATGATGGGTCTGCGAGCGGCATGACACACGGCGAACATGTCGTCGCCATGCGTAAAGCAACGCATTTAATTAGAAGCCTTCAAGACCTTGAAGAAGGGCGGTTTACTAGTAGTAAACGCAAGCGCACCCCCGACCAGGCACCGACTGCAACTCAAGTGCCAGACCACGCGCTCATGATAACTCCAGAGAAAGTCGCGCTTGTTTATAATTATTTGATTAGGGGCGGACAGCTAGGGCTTGCAATAATGGCCGCAAGAAAATTAGGGGTCACCCCAAATGGTGTCATTGATGCCACCTTGTATTTTGTTGCGTCTATTGCAGACACTGGTGTTATTTTGTTAAATGCGGCGGCAAGACAACTCGGGAATGCCTCGCTAATGTGCATTGATGTCGCAGTAGATGCGACCACCGATGCGGCAAAGGCGGCCGCTTATACAGTTTCAACATTAGCACAGTATTTTACATTTGAAAATATGGACACTGCGTTGAATGCAGTCGTCGGCACCTTTCAAGGGGTTGCTGCAAACAAAGTTTATTCAACATTGACTAGGTATTCCAATAACCGCAATGTAATGTTCAAGGACATTGCGGACACAATTAATAGATTACATGCCGGCATTCATCAAGGGCGAACTGCATTGCACGAATTTCAAGGTGAACACCTGCTATTATATACTCCATCGGGGGATGTAAACCAACAACCGTCCGCATTTATAAGGCTTGCAGACACTTGTGCTGCGGGCAAAACCATAACTGACAACTTACAACGGTTTGAACAATTGGTTCACAAAGTGAATGCAGATGCACTTGAACACCCGCCAACTGTGCATAACACCACACGCACGGGAACGCACAAACGCCGTAAGGCATCGTCGCGCTATAGACCGGATATTAACAAACTCATCCAGCAAAGAAAGGCGTTGATTTATACTAACGCGCTTACTGGTAGAGGGTTGGGAAGCATTCGTGCAAACACCCGGGAATTGCAGGGTGAAATTGATGAAGCGATTGCAACAGACCGTGTAATAAATACATTGTCCGAGATGTCAAGAAGCAAACCAAGGGAAACCGCATCCCAACTAGGCGGTCGGCGCACAAAAAAGCGAAAATCTTGTCGTAAATCTTGTCGTAAATCTTGCCGAAAAAGAAGGCATGGTTAAACACTTTGTTCTCTGCATTCAATATAATAAATTTATAATCGTAATTTATAAATTTATCATGCAATAATAATGCGACCATTTGTTTTTATACCTCTTTTGACTTGATAAACGCAGTCGCAACAGCAATGAACCCGTCTATATCCGGATTGCACAAGGCCGGCGCGACCTGATTAATCTCCTCATCCGTCCAATTCCACCATTTGATTTCCATCAGCTTCTCTATCTGCGCCTCGGTAAACCGCTTCTTAATCAGCTTGGCCGGATTGCCTCCCACTATCGCATACGGCTCGACGTCTTTGCACACATGGCTATTGTTCGCGATGACTGCCCCGTCGCCGATGTGCACGCCCGACATAATCGTGACATTATCTGCAATCCAAACGTCGTTGCCGATGACCACATTGCCTTTTGTTAATCCTTTTTTTTCACCGGCAAATGTATTAAAAATTTGTGTATATCTATGCCCAAATGGATACGTTGACACCCAATCGGTGTGGTGATTGCCGCCTAAACAAATGGTGAGATTTCTGGCAATAGAACAGAATTTCCCGCACTCATAGGTGGTATCGTCACACTTGTTCGTTATAATAATCGGAGTTTGCGCATAAGAATACTTGCCTAAATTCATGAGATGTATATATAGGTTAAACAAATTTATTGATAGTTTTACGCGCGTGCGTTAGAATTTATGTTTTTGGGTTGATTTTTTGGAGGGTTTATTTAGGGGGGTATTTAGGAAATAATGTGTGCATATATTATAATATGATTCAGGGTAATGGTGATAATGCTGAGGTTCCAGTTGTTGAGACTGGTTCCACCAATGTCCAGGAAAAACTAGGTAATAATGAAAATGGCAATGGCAATGGTATTGTTGATGCGACTGGTATTCCCGAACTGCCGGACGATGTAGAAGATTATATGGTTGTCTTTGGAGATAATTGCGAATTAACAAATGGTTTTACAACATATACTAATGATGACATTACTTTCTTGTGCGAAAAGAACTATATTGGAAATTCTAAACTGGGTGCTATCGTAAGTGCAGCAACTAAAAAAATAATTTCTCTTGACAAATTGCGACAAGTTCCGGGGTATGAGCTTAATTTAGATAGAAAAACAAATAAATATGTTTTTAATAAAACAGAAGAAAAAACAGAACGACCACAAATAAAACAAATATATAACTGGAGGGGAGAAAAAACAGATGCCATAATAACATATGATAATAAATACAATACAGCATCGCCATTATACTATCTACGGGAAAGCGATTTCCAAGACAGAGACGTTTCATCTGGGAGTGGTTACATTTGTAGGAAAGACCTATTAGAAAAAGGTTGGGTTAATAAAAGACCAGACGAAATTCAAAATACTATTACTAATGATGTTAGACGGAAATATTTAAATCAAATGATTAAATATCTTAATGAGAATAAATCTAAACAATCTAATTATGAATATAATGATTATAGGTCGCACTCAAACGCCGTTCCCATGCATATGGGCGGCAAACGTTCCAAAAGGTCCAAAAAACGACCCAACAGAAAGAGAAAATCAACAAAACGTAGGCGCGGCACTAGAAAGCGCGCCAATAAAAAACGATAAATATTATACAACTGCATTAATACATCTACATCTAACAAAATGGTCCGCATTTTGTTAAATTCAATCCATTGTTTGTTCAGACTGAGCCGATTACTTACTTGTTGATGACCACTTCGCGCGCAATGTTGCTAATGATTTTGTTCATGCTTGCGTTTTCATCCGGGTTTGCGCCACCTGTCGACTGCATCACCATATTTAGGTAAGGCGTGCTATCCCGGTTTGCGCTAATCACGCAATTGGGGTGCGCCTTAATCCACAACGGGATTTGCTGGATGTTCTTCTGCTCTATCTTACGTATCGCTTTCTTAATCTTGTCGCGCTCCTCGTTATCCTTTTCCCACACGTCGTCTTCCTTAATATACAGCGTCTCGCGTTTCAAGTCGCTGCAATGGATGGGGCGTTTGCACACGTCCATATCTTTTAATCCATTGATAAAGATGCGCGACATCCCGTTGGAATAGCCCAGCTTCCCGGTTTCTTCCAGGTCGCTCATCTGTAAGTGGAGCGACTCGACAAAGTCCACCATATTAATCGCATCCTTGCATTTCTCGTTCAAAAATATGTTCAAATTAAAGTGGGTATTGTGGTTTGTTATGGTATTGTTGTGGTTCGTGATGTTCTTGCACTCTTTCGCCATTTCAAAGAGCTGCGTTTGAAACTCCTGGTTCTGTTTTATCAGCGTGATTAATGCGTTCGTTAATTCGCTGTTGCTTTGCTCGGCAAAGGGTGCATGTTTCACAACATCGTTACTTGCGCCCTCATTGAACGCGCATAGTTTGCTGTGTCGCCACATTCCCGACCGAGATTTGTAGGTTTTATTGCAATGTTTGCACGCGAATACGTTTACCCCATTCTCTTGCTCAGCATTCAAATGCTTTTGTGTTATTGTATGAGCTTGAAAGCTGCTCTTCCTATTCGTGGAATAGTTGCACGCGCTACATTGGAATTTATTATTGCTTGGCTCAACATTTATAAGGTTAAGTTTTCTTATCTTGGGCAGACCGTCGATTGACATAGTTGTTCTTAATATATTGAACACATTTTATTTAGATTATTTTTTTATCAAAACATTGAAAACACTTTTTTTGGCCAAAAAACAGGCCAAAGTTGGACATTTTTATGGACATTTTTGCATTTTTCATGCAAATCTTATAGACATTTATACTTTTATATTTTTATGTTTAAACCACACATGGTGTCATTTTTGCATTTTTTGTGTGCAAAAGCTCCCAAAATCATTGCCATGTTTGTTGCATCGGTTGGCAATCGTAACAAAGTTGCACGCGCGTCGCGAAAACTTGCTGCATACATGGTGTGCGCGGTTTGGGCAAAAATCGGTGCAAGTTTTTGTTGCGGTCGGTTGCGGATTGGTTGCTAAAGATGCAACCTAAAATTTGGACTTTTTTGGCCTGTTTTTGGCCTTTTTCAAAAAACGTCAAAAAATGAAAAAAAATTATGCTCACAAATTTTATTTTTTGAGCGCGTTTTTGAAAATTTATGGTAAGGAAGAGTAAATCAATGTATTTTCCCAAATCTCCAAAAGGGAATCGAAATTTGGACATTTATAAATGTCCAAAAACTCAAATAGCCAAGGGTCTTATAAACACGAAAACAATGATTCCATAAAGGAAGGTTGTTTTTCAAAGAAGGGTTCAAACTCGCGAGCTATGTCGGCTGTTTGCACGAGGATATGCTCACACATTAAAAACAAACCAATTGCAATAAATTATCTAACACAATAGTTCGCAATGAACTCACTGCGTTCGGTCGGCGTTAACAGTCCCCAAATCAAGTTGATTTGTTTTGTGACATTATTGTCTGTATTCTTAATAAACGCGGTCACCTTGCATTTATCAATTCCGCCGGATTGAAGCATGACATGCCTGGAGAACAAATCGTAAAACCGGTCTATATAACCGTGCATTGTAATATTGTCCTCATTGCAATAATGAAACAAATCATTATTCAACCAATTTTTACTGATATTGTCTTCATATTCACTTAGATAATTCCATCTATCGTCGTAAATAATTGAAATAATTTGTTTACTTGCGAAGTTTGACTTTATATCTTCTATCAGTCGTTGCGGTTGGCAGTTGTATGTATAGGGGATGATGTGTTGAATAATATCGCGAGGTAAGAGATGAATAAAATCGCACATAATGGGTTACGTTAATTGGTTTAATAGTGTTTATGTTGATTGAAAAAATGTTTAACAGCATTCCCAAAAACATTGCAAGTTTCTTGCAAAAACTTGCAATCTTATACATCGGCTACTTTTTTTATTTTTTCAAGGTCTTACCACATATGCTCTCAAAAATGAGAAAAACATGTTCAAACGTGGCAAAAAGTCTGTCACCTAAATGTTGCGGCGACCATTTATGCTCTCGTGTTTTTCAGTCGGCATAAACAACTGGCTGCATACATGGTAAGCCAAAATTCAAGAAAATGTCGTGCAAGTTTTGTTGCGAATGTTGCGAAAAGTGTTGCGGCCAAGGGTCGCGTTTTTTTGGTCATTTTTAGAAATGTCTGTAAATTTAAGAAAAAATAAAAAAAATTATGCTCACAAATTTTATTTTTTAAGCGCGTTTTTGAAAATTTATGGTAAGGAAGAGTAAATCAATGTATTTCGCGAAACTGGAAAAAGGGAATCGATTTTTGGACATTTTAAAAATGTCCAAAAAACACCATAGACTTGGCCTATTTAAAACAGGCCTATTTTACAAGGTCTTCAAAAATTGCAAAAAAACTTGTTGAAAACCTGGCGCACCACAATGCGTGCCAATGCATCGCAACATTGCAATCAAATCGTCTCCACATGCGAATAATCAAAATGATTTACATCAAAGACTAATGTTGGTCTTTCGGGGTCGCCTTCAAAATCAATATTGTTTGTATTTTTTGTGTAATAATAAATCGCAATGGATTCCCTACAAACATTATCAGGTGTGCGTAATGGTTCAGGATGCCCGTGCAAACTATTTTTGGATGTATTAAAGATTACACATCTGTTTAATAATGGCGCGATTTTGTAATTAATTTGCTGGGAAAACCTGTCGCACAATAATAAATGGCCATTGTATTCCTCCTTCCAATTTGGGTTTAAATATAAGAGCAGATTAATTCTTCTGTCTAGGCGTCCGTGCTTGTCGGAGACATATGTATTAAAATCAGTGTGAACTTTTAAAAACCCATCCTTTAAAATTCTATGCACACCTGCGCCTTTTAATTTTAAATCGTGTCTGATAATACCAGTTATGCCGGTTAACTTTTCTATTAAATCAATAAATTCGTCGCTGACGAAATATTCAAACGCACTTGTTAAATTCGCATCAAAGTTGGATTGAAACCCATATTTATTGAATTCCCATCGTCCATCAAAAAACTTGTAGTCCGCTTTGGATATGTCAAGCTTTTTAACATCGTCTAGGATATCATTCATTTTATTGTCAAATAAAAAATTATCCATGACCGCAAAACTAAATGGGGTCGTTGTTTTGTAACCGTTTCGCATAATCTCTTTGGAAGCATCCGTAATCATTTTTCAGGCTATATTATTATATAATTAATCATCTTTAAACTGTTTGCGTTATTGAATTTATAAGAAAGTCCTATAAATACGTTATAATCTGTTTTATTCCACTTGACAACATATCTTTATTATGTAATTTTATTGCATAATAAATAAGAGGGTATAAGGGATTACTTGCGTAGAGATTTCCTAGAACGAGCTCTTTTCAAACGATAATTTCTGGAACGCGAACGTCTAACGCGCATATTTCTTGAACGAGCTCGTCTAAGAGAGGAGTTTCCTGTTTTCCTGCGTTTAGAATTATATGAAGATGTATCAGGAGAACGAGTATGATGAGGCATAGGCATATCAATCGTTTGTAAAACATCCATATGTTCTGGTCGCAATGAATTTCTAGATAAAGTTTGCAAACTAGGGGTTCTGTGTCGTTTGAGATATAAATTGTTTGTAAATTGAGGACCAAACGTAGTTCCAGGACGAGTTCTACTTTTAACCTCGGACAACGTTCCTAATTCTGAATATATTTCGCGGTCATTCTGGTCGGTGTGTTTTAAATACAACACATCATCCATTTCAACCTGACGTGTTGGTGTTGCTAAATAATTTAAGGCTAGTACCGTTGTAATTTTTATAAAATCATCTGGGTCAACACTTGACATTATATAATATAAAAATATTATATTATATATACCTTTTCACCACATGACTTGTATAATCGCATTACACCGCCCTAGATTGTCGCAAGAATTCTTCCAACTCTGCAATATCCAGTTCGGGCAGGTCGCAATGCGACTCCCAAAAGTAGCGCGCATAAGCCCACACAAAGTTGCAATCGCTGGCATACCAATCCGGATGTTCTTTGAGTAATTTTTGATGCAGCGTCGGGGGCAGCAGGTTGAGCGAAGATAAAGGAAGAACATAACAGAGTTGCACAAACGGGTCCACGGGGTTAGGGAGGTGGTAAGGGATGAAGCTAGTTTCAAACAGAGGTGTATAGTTAAAGAGGTCTTCCAATAAGGGAGGGTAGTGGTAATTGTAGGTCCACCGCCAGTCGGCGCAGCCGGTCGTGTAGTATTTCATGGTCCATTCCAGCCCTTGTAGATAATTTACACACACCTGCGATTTGCGTTCGTCGGACGGCGGGTCCATTTTCAGCAATGCTCGGTAATAGCGGGATTGCCAGCCGGGTTGGAATGGATTAATGTATTTTTCTAGCGCCCGGTCGTGCGTGGGCGTGCTCTCAAACTTGGCGAAGATTTCTTCGGGCGTGGTTGCAGGAGGGTTATGGTGTGCGCGTCGGTCGCGTGCGACCATTTCGCTTTGAATAAAGGCTTGCTCCGGGTTTTTTAATAAGCCGATGAATTTTCTAAATACGTTCCAATAGATAGTTTTGCCGTCGGTCAAATTGTCGTTGGAGTTGCCGATGACTTGTTTGTAGGCGTTCAATAACTTGTTGATGCCGCCGGTGCGAATATTGATGGCGGGGAAATGCGGCATGAAGTCGTTCCCGAGCATGAAGCACATGAAGATATAGTCGTAAATCCGGTTTTTCTGTTGAACAGTATTCAGTGGTTGGCCGTTGTTCATGTCTAGGGTGATAACGTGTGCGAGTTCAGGGATGTCCATGACGTAGGTTTCGTTGGGTTCCAGCGCGGCGTCAATGGATTTGATGAATTCGGGGGTTTCGCGGAATAAAAATATGCGCGGGCAAATGGGGAGATGATTGATGGAGAGCATGATGAGGTCGGCGTCGAGGCCATAAATAACGGTGGTTTCGGTCAAATGGGCGGCGGCATTGTCGCGAATATGCTGGAACAGTTTGTGCTCGCCCTCGCCGGGTTGGTCGCTGCAGGACACGATGATTTTTTGAACCGCCGATAAAAGCGGCGCACTAGCAAAATGCGAGTAAATGCGCCCATTGAGTTGCTCCATGAATGCAGTGCCGGGCGTAATGGAGGAGGTATTGAATGGGTCCATGGTGGTGCGTTTGAATATTTGTTGGGTGATTTTGCTTTGATAGGCGGATTTATATCGGCGGGCGCGTTGCTGCTCCATTTTCGCGACGGGGGCGACGCCGTCAAAGGCGATGAAGACGGTGGTGGTGGGTTTTATGCATTTAATATATTCTTCAATTTGTGATATGATGCCGGAGATAATGGCGGGGGCGTTGTCCGCGGCGATGCGAGAGGAGGCGAAGTCGTGTTTTTTGACGACGTCGTAGATGATGGAGTTGCAGTCGAGGTATAAATTGTTAATAGCCATCTGGTTACTAACAAATTTTTTGATGAGGGAGGGGTGGTTTTTGACGATATAGCTGAAGTAAGAAGGAATGCCCATAGTAGTTGTCTAGTGATTATGTAGTTGTTTTAGTGGATTATATATAATTAGCGCAAGTATTGTTTAATATGTTTTGCAAATATGTATTTTACAAAAGGAAGACCTCCGGTCTTAATATTTAATTAAAAAACGTAATGCAAGAAACGGCTGCATATTGTTGTGCGCCTCGCCTCCGCCTGCATTATTTATTAAAATGCCTGTAGTTGCATTTGCAATAACTCCAGTTACACTACCTCCTATTCTGGTATACTCATCACTAGAACCGCCAAATCCACTATCATCCTGCTGAAGACCATTATTCCAAGTGTGTGAATGACCCGGGTCAGTAATGCTGTGATTATGGCTAGGCATTTGCCCAGAAGTCAGCGTATGCGTTTCATATCCATCTTTAGCTCCTAGCGCGCGATTTGTTAACCCCGCGCCTTGCCCTGCGCCAATGCATGCGCGCCCTCTTAAGTCTGGGAGGTTGAAACTTGCGTCGGACCCTCCGTAGGTGTATTCAATAGCTGCAAATAAATCAGGGTATGCGGTTCTTGAAACAGGGCTTCCGTCACAATTTAGCCAACCGGCGGGTGCATTAATAGCCGCCGATTGAATAACCGTGCCGGCGGGGATAAGCACATAGTTGTCTAAATAATAATTGCCGGTAGCGTAGACGCTGCGAGAGTGCACATCCTGCGTTGTATTAATATTGCCAGATACATCTAGGTTGCCGGTTAGAACCTGGTTGCCGTATATGCGCGAGTTGCCGGCGACGGCTTGATTGCCGGAGACATCCAGGCTGCCGGTTAGAACTTGGTTGCCGTATATGCGCGAGTTGCCGGCGACGGCTTGATTGCCGGAGACATCCAGGCTGCCGCGAATAAATTCATTGCCATGAACGTGGAGGTTGCCGGACATGTCCAGGTTGCCGCCAAGGAATTGATTGCCATCCACATGGAGGTCGCTATGAATGGAGAGGGAGCCCAAAATGTCTAAATCACCACCAACATTGAGGTTGCGTTCTACACTGGTGTTGCCGGTGTACATAGGTAGATTTGTATATTTTGCGAGGCGATTATCGTAATATACGCCGCGGTTCATTGCAATGCGTTTTGCTTTTAAGTGGGACATTATATATAATGGTAATAAAAAATCATATGCGGATGTAAATTCGCATTATAAATTGAAAGATGATGCATTTACCGTTGCATGCGCAAATTCTTTAAAAAGGGCTTAAATCCCGGCTTTAAATCCATCGGTAATATATATTTCAAAAGGGCTTAAAGCCGTTCAAACCTGCCACAATATTATATTTCAATATAATAGAATGAATTCAACTAGTAATCATGGCAATAATAGCCATAATAACAACAACCAGAGCAACCATAATCATTGCCCAAATAATGTGAAAAAATGCGACCTAGACCACGCGGCCACCAATGTAGAAATGATTGCGCTAGTGGAAAAGAAGATTTATTTTTTTGAAGACATTATGCAAAAAACGTTGTTGCATGTTCAGCGAAATAAACTTCTGGATATTTTAGCTATTAGCGAAGCGACCACTTGCATCAACAATTTGCACGACATCAGCAAAAAAATCAAAGAAATCGGCACAACCCTGCACCAAGTCAGCAGCGACACGTTAATCAATAATCTGCAAATCATCAATAATGAGCTTTCTTCCTTATTTAAAATCTATGGCACATCTACATTAGAAGACCTCTTGTGGATTTGTTTTGGCAACAACTACATCACCACCGTGGCGCCGAGCATCATTATAAGCGACCTAGATAAGTCCAAGTTTGAGCTGTTGAAAAAATATTTCCATCCCACTAGCTACAAGGTAATCAATTTCAATTGTAAACTAAAGGAAGAAAAAGATAAGAAACCTAGCAAGACTTCCACCGCGCCGACCAAAGAGGACTACCAGTTGTATGAGCAGTCGGTTAATCTGGATTGTTACGACATCTCCACAAACACGGACAACTTTTATTTAAAAGTATATGGGCTTAAAATGGTCATCGTCAATCCCGCGCAACACAAGGCGCTCCTCATTTCAGGGATAATGGATGACATCAATTTAGAGCTGATTAACAACCTTTATTTAAAATCGCAACTCTTAATAACAGAAACAGAAACAGACACAAGTGCAGATTATGCGCGGTTTATCGCATCATTGATGCTGAAAGATGTGTTAATATGCAATTCCGTGAATTTGCACGATAAGTTCGCAGGGATGCAAAGCAACGTAAAATCAATCAAACAAAAAACGGTGGCCGCCGTGGTGAAAGAGTTCATTGCGAGCGACCTATTCATTAAAAGGAACACCATTATCCAGCTCTTAATCAACGTAGACAACTTTGAAAACCAGTATTTGGCGTATTTGTTATACGACCTGCTGTCCAATGATGTCAACGGACTAGTGGATACGCAGGAACAGACGGCCATGTTTGACAGTTTCACGTGGAACATTAAGTCTTATTTTCGCGACGCCATGAAGAACACCATCAAATACACAACGGAACTGTCCAACTTTGACACCGGGAAAATTCCGTTGGAGCAGCAGATATGTCTGCTAAAGGCGAACGAGCATGTGAAGGAGAAGGCGATGCAAAAGCTGAAAGAGATTAAAGCCAAGTCGGAAGATACTGGATCCAAAGCGCGCCAATATTTGGACGGCCTGCTCAAAATACCGTTCAACATTTATAAAAAGGAGCCCATCCTGCTGTCTATCCAAGAAATATGCGCGCAGTTTAAAATAATTCGCGACACTTATGTCGCGCTTTATCCAAACGCCGACCTAATCCTTCCGTATAAAGAGAAATACACCAGCATGGAATTAATTAAATATACGAATGAAATCAAACGCGCGACACGGGTGGAAAACGACAAACTTATAGCAAAACTGGCGAAAAAAACCAAGGCGGCCCTGTTGACCACGGCGCACAACATTAACGCGTTTATTAGTCAGCATAACATTGCCGCAACTGCATTGTCCGTCACACAACAAGATAAGCCGGGTTTGCTGGCCAGCATTACCGAGTTTTTAAATGCGTGTCCCGCCGCACACATCTTTGGCCTGCATGTTCTTCTTTTAGACACCATACTAGAAGGCGTGCCGTTTAGCGCGGCTATAACAACGTCGGTGTCATTAAAAATGATGAAAGACATTGTGCATGTGGATGAGAAGTTCTTGGGCATTCGTAAATATTTAGGCAGCGTGAAACGCACACTAGATGAAGCCATACACGGTCACGACAAGGCGAAACAGCAGATTGAACGCATCATATGCCAGTGGATTAATGGCGAGCAAGATGGGCATTGTTTCGGGTTTGAAGGTCCGCCGGGGGTGGGGAAAACGTCGCTCGCGAAATATGGGCTGTCGCAGTGCTTAAAGGATGAGCATGGAATAAGCCGGCCGTTTTCCATGATACAAATTGGGGGGGACAGTAACGGCAGCTCTTTGCATGGGCACAATTACACGTATGTCGGTTCCAACTGGGGGTCCATTGTGCAAATCCTGATGGACAAAAAATGCATGAACCCGATTATATTTATTGACGAGGTGGACAAAATCAGCAAGACGGAGCAGGGGCGCGAAATTGTCGGCATTTTGACGCACATGCTGGATACTACGCAGAACGACTGTTTTCAGGACAAATACTTTAGCGGCATTGACCTGGACTTGTCCAAGACGCTTTTCATATTATCGTATAACGATGTAGATGCGATTGATAAAGTGCTGCTGGATAGAATACATAGGATTAAGTTTTATAATTTGTCGTTAGAAGACAAGTTGGTGATATGTAAGAAACACATTTTGCCCGACATTTATAAAACGATGGGGCTAGAAGATATGATTTGCATTCAGGATGATGTGATGAGATATATTATTGAGGAATATACGTGCGAGCCGGGGGTGCGCAAATTGAAAGAGCTGCTATTTGAAATCGTGGGCGAAATCAACAAAATGGTGCTAACTACCATGACGTCGTGTGAGACGCATTCCATTCCAATTGTGCTAACCAAAGAGATGATTAAAATGAATTATTTGAAGGACCGTAATGAAATTATTTCCACGATGGTGCATAGTGAGCCGATGGTGGGAACCATTAATGGCATGTATGCGACAGGAGGCGGCACTGGTGGAATAATTCCCATTCAATCGTGCTTTATGCCGGGGACCAAGTTTTTAGACCTGACGCTGACCGGGATGCAAGGGGCGGTCATGAAGGAGAGCATGACGGTGGCGCTGACATTGGCGTGGTCGTTAACGACGGCGGAGCAACAGGCGATTATAAAAGACATGTATGGTGGCAAAAATATTCAGAGCATTCACGTGCATTGTCCGGAAGGTGCCACGCCAAAAGATGGTCCGTCTGCGGGAGGCGCGATTACGTGCGCGCTATATAGTTTGCTGAATAATAAGAAAATACGTAACGATGTGGCGATGACAGGCGAGATATCGCTGAATGGGCGTATTAGCGCGATTGGAGGGCTGGATTTGAAGATATATGGCAGCATTCGCGCGGGAGTGAAGACGATTATTTATCCGGCGGACAATCATAAGGATTATTTGAATTTCATTGAAAAATATGAGGGGAATGAGATGTTGCATGGGATAACATTTCATAAAGTCGCGCATATTCGCGAGGTGTTTGCAGTGGCATTGGAATAATTATTTGTCTATAACATAGGTTTAGCGCATTTTGCGGGTTTATTGCGTTTTTTCATTGTGTAACCGGCGTTCAAATTGTAATATATTATTAAGTTTTTTAATAAATGAATAATATATTATGTCTACCAATCCAGAAATGCAAAAAATTAATGGAGTGTTGGAGAAGTTGAGTTTATATTCGCCGCTGATTGTTGTGACGGGGGTGTTCATGTCGGCGGTGTTTTCGTCTAACCTGTCGAAAGGCCTGACTTATTTGATGATTACAATGATGGCCGTGCTATTAAGGCACACTGTGATGAACCCGTATAATTTAATCAAGTCTTTAACAGAAGGTCCACCAGGAACAGGAACAGAAAAACAAATGGTAGGAGGAAGAAAACGGCATTACAAAATGACAGGCGGTGCGGTTAAGGATTGTGATATGGGGATAGGGAAATATGGGGATGATTCAACGCTTGGATTATTCATATTGTCCTTCACGATGCTCTACATTTGCACGCCGATGTTTATAATCAATAGTATCAATTGGTATATATTGGTATTATTCATATTTTACATTGTCGCGGATTATTATGCAAAGATGTCTAACCAATGTTATGAGGGTAAAGCGGTAACCATATTTGCGAATGTGTTGGCAGGGGTCGCGATAGGGGCAATCACGAGTTTGCTGATATATACCTATCAAAATGATTGGTCAATGATTAATGTGACCTCAAGTGGGAAACAGGTGTGTAGCGTGAATGCGGAGCAAACCTTTAAATGCGGGGTGTATAAAAATGGAGAGCTGATTGCGTCCACTGGTAGATAAACCTTAATTAGAACTTTATTCGAAACTTTCTTTATTGGCAATTAACCATTGGGTGAAGTGTTTCACTAGCTGAGTTCTGTGAAAGCTTTCTGTGAGTTGCTTCATATTTCCGCGCTGGTTGTATACAATGACAAAGTTTTTGAATGCGATGACTAGATTTAATGATTTATATTTGGTTAACAGCGCGTTATCAAATTTGGGTTTTTTTTTGCGCGTATTGACGTTGGTGTGAAAAGTGAATAACACGCTCCTCAAGATGTCTTTGCTCGTGATTGCGGCGGGCTTGATTTTGCTTAAAAATTGCGAGGCATGTGCGGAGCACTCGGGGCAAGGTAGCATTTTGCATATTTGAACGATAAAGCTGTAGATTTGTGGACCTAGTTCAGCAAACTTTTCTTCCTTTATTTTTTCTGCGAGGCAATGAAATAAGGTCCAAATCGGCGGTCCCCAAACGTCTGGTGTCATTATTATAATGGTATAATAAATTATTTATTATTATTTGTTATAATAAATAATAATAATCCAAATAAAACATAAAGATAATTTGTGAGTATATAGATAGATAATGGATGATTGTGCTAAAAAATATTTCGTGGAAGAAAACATTAATTTTTTTGCCGAATTAAAAAAATCCATAGGGAATTCATCCGTAGGAACTCCAGATAACGTTTGCTTAATCACCAATAATGCATTAACCGAACACCACGTTACATTGCCATGCAACCACACATTTAATTATGTTCCCCTGTATCATGAAGTGAGTGTACAAAAGTGCGTTAAAAACACGGCAGAAACGTCTAAACTGTTAATCGATGAAATCAAGTGTCCATATTGCAGAAAAATACACAAGATGGTGTTGCCTTATTGTGAGAAGCTGTGCGATAAATGCCCTCCATTATATGGGGTGAACACGAATGACATTAAATTTAAACTCATTAATTGCTGCAATTATGTGAAATATGTGTATACGGATGGCACGCAAATATATTGTGATTTGACTGGAGATAACCTGCATTACCATGAAGAAAATAAACAATATTACTGCTATAACCATTTATACATGGTCTGCAAGAAGAAACAAAATGCAATCAAACATCAGGAACAAATCGCGAAAATGAAAAAAATAAAGGAAGAACAACAGCTGCTAAAGAATGAGCAAAAAAATGCGTTAAAGGAGGCGAAAGCAGCCGCCAAACTGGCATTAAAAGGCGCCCCGGCGAATGCCTTATCTGTGACAGAGGCAATGGATGAAACTAATGAAATAGTTCATGTGATTGTGAGTGCGAACAGTTGCGCGCAAATATTAAAAACCGGACTATTTAAAGGCGACCCCTGCAATAAACCTATTTATAAAAAAAATATGTGCAAACGTCATTTTAACTTGAGCAATGCAAAGCTATTGGACGCATTGCCTGCGGATAATGTGATTACAAGCGTGGCCGATACAACTATATAATATATTAAAGTAGTTATGCATTCTGATTATTATTTGAAACTATGCACACCTCATGCTCGTCAACATTCTCTTTGAAATATGCGGCAGCATGTGTTTCAATGTTATCATCCCGAATAAGGTCTAGCAGGTCAATGCAAGCAGCGACGTCTTCTGGGGAGGTATTTTTGTTTGCGCGTTTCTCCATGAGATAAACTCTATTTATAATGGCGGCCTTAATATCATTTGGGGAAAGGCCGATAGCCTGCGCCATCTCAAAGTTGAAGGCAATTATTTTGCATGCGGCGGATTGTTTGCTCACGGTGTCTACATGGTCGCTAATCCAATGCAATACAATATTTAATTCGGGGTAAGTACGTTTCATCAGCTCCTGATATTGTCGCCAGAAGTTGCACGGGAATGCGTTGATGCATGTGATTGCGCTATTTGCGAGGAGCACTGCGCGCGGGTCTTCGCAGTCGCTCAACTTGTGGTAAGGTTGATTACAGTATTCGCAAGGCATTATTGTAGTTTTAGAAGATATTCGTAAGATTTTGCAGACAATATGCAGTGCAAAATGTGTTCAATTTTATATTTATTGTGAATTATAATATTGTGACCGATAACAAATATAAATATATTTGTATAATAATCTAAAACTTGCGCGAATAATAATATATACGTAAATCAAAAGAATGGAGACCAAAGAGGAGCTGATTAGTCACATTAAAGAATGGATTAAGATAGACAATGAGATTAGCAAATTCAATTTAGAAATCAAACAAAGGAAGAACCGAAAGAAAGAGCTGACGGTCTCACTAGTGGACACGATGAAGAAGAACACGATTGATTGCTTTGACATCTCGGGCGGGTCGCTAATATACAAGAAGAGCAAGGTGAAAAAGCCGATTAACGCGAAATCGCTGATGGAGGCGTTAAACAATTACTACAAAGATACGCCGCAAATAGCGGACGACTTGACAAAGCATATCTTGAACAGTCGCGCCGAGGTGATTAAAGAGACAATATATCGCAAGATAGACAAGATTAAGCTGCCTGTAGTGGAAGAATAATGCAAATAAAGGAAGAAACTGGTATAAAAAATATATGATAAATATAATTATGCAACCCGCTAATTATATTTTCAAGGGATTAAAACAGATGCGCACGGTGGAAGAAATGCAGTCCATTGATATGAATGAATTCCAAATAGAGAGCATTGTTATTCTTCCTTTTTTTATAAACACAGAAGCAGAAGTTCCCTTCTTGATGTATGGATTTATGAAAGACACGATTGGAACCCAGACGGGGGTGCGCTTTATAACGAGCGACCCTACGCTAATCAGCGACATTCAAGATGTTGCCGCCGTCGTGGACAAGAGCAATATGATATTTAAAGACCTTTTAGAGCAATCTTTCAACTATTACGAGGTGTCATTTAAAGGGTTGATTTGCAAGGGGGGGATATTGTTTGTGATGTATGATTTGAATGTGTCGTATATACAATTATTGAGCCAGAAGAAGAGCGGATTTGTTTTCGCCACAGTGACCGAAATATTGAATGAACGCGCTATCAATGATACGAGGATGCATGTGGATATTGGCGAATTCTTTTCTAACACGATGTCATTATGTCTGTTATATGATGCAAAAAAGGAAGAAAACGGGGGAGCAAGCCAGTTAAATCTGTTGGCCACGCCATGCGTGTTTTATTCGTGCACGCCGGCAGCGAAGGTGGAGTTTGATGCACTGTTTGGGATGAAAAAGAAGGTTCTAACAGAGTATTCCGATGTGCCTTATTATTATTTCGGCAATTACGAAGATACCGTGGATATCGCGAAACATTTAGGACGGCTGCAAAATGTGCAGTATGGAGTGATAAAATACGTGGTGTTTTTGAATAAGCATACAGTGATATTAGACGAGCAGGGGTATGACAATTGGAACGAGGATTATTATGATAGCGCTGTTATTTTGGAGGACGAGGTGGTGAATGACAACAACAATAGGCAGATGATATTGGCAGTAAAGAATAGGTCGCAATATACAACATTGTCGTATACGATGGTATAAGTTTTAAAATAATGAATGCACTATGTAGTTATACTATCGGGTTGAATGTTATTTATTCCTAATCGATTGAATATAATATACAGAGTGGATATTGAGAATAATATTAAATCGCATGAGCTTCTAATGAATAGCGGCATGTCTATTATTGTTTGACTATATGTAATCCATAAAGAGGAAGATACCATATTCATAATAGAAAATATCAAGGAGTATATATTTGTAGACTTTTAGTGTATAATAAATACATAAAAATAAATCTTCCCGATACTGAAATAGAAATCGCCGAATATGCGATGACTAATTCGTTTGTCATGTGAATGAATAGTTATACTAATGGGGGTATGTTTATATTGTTTTGATAACGATGTGTCAAATGTGTAAAACAGGTAATATAATGCAATATAATGCAATATAATATAATATAGTATATTATATAACATAATGGATTCAAGAATAGTGCCAGGCATTTTATTATTTGTGCTGCTGTATTATGCATTTGTGCAGATATGCGCCTTTTATGGGCTGGATTCAACCGCCTATGGGATATATGTGACGTTTTACTTGTTTTTAGCCGCGTGCGTGATGGTGTTGCCAACGAATTACGAAGAGCTGTTCCCGGTCTAGATGTGTGAATATACACGATATATTACTTATAGAACCATAACGCAACAATGCCCAAAGGAGCTAATTACATGCATGAACGAGTGAAATAACTCGCCTTGTGTTTTATCACATGAAAAACAAAGACAACTGTGTAAATATCCATAATAATAGAAGACAATTGTAGATATAAATGTAATGACAATGGTTAAAGATAATAAAATCTGTTTTTTAGTAAATGTTATATAATTTGCCCAAAGTTTTGTATAAAACAAATAACCGCCATAAAGCACGACGCAACAAATCGCGATTTTGTCTATAATATTTGTTAAACAATTATAGTGAGAATGATATAATAAAGATGTAATTAACAGAGTGAAAAATAGGAACGCATATAAATAGTAATTCCAGTATAATGCAACTAAAACATTAATTGCAAATATAAAACTGGAATAAAAACATAAATTATATGGTTGAAAATCATTGACTTTGTCAGAACAATTTATTATATCATTGATTGAATGCATAATATAGTAAATTTACATAACTAAAATTACATAAATTTTAATTGGGGTTGGTCAAGGTTATTTTTGCAATAAGGTCTTTTCTTTAAGTCCAAAATCATGTAATATAAAAAATTGATTTAAAGATATTAATATATTAATGATAATAACAATATAAAGACAACAATAACCAATGGAAAAACGTTTGAATGCCCGTATTGAGAAATATATTCGCGAGTTCAAGGAGAACATCGCGTCCAAGACTGAGCAAGTGGGGTTAGCCGGCAATGAGCAGGCGGACCAATTAATGCAGTATATATTTGATTATGACCGATTGATTTTAGACAAGGACGACTTTATCAAGAGGAAGCGGGTGAAGAATGTGGTGCCATTTTTAGAAAGGTGCTGCGCGAAGAGGGCGACGAGCGAGCAGTGCACGAGACGTAGAAAAGAGGGGTTCGAGTATTGCGGAACGCACACGAAAGGCATTCCACATGGAATAGTGTGCGCAAGCGGAGCGGGTGGTAGTGGTGTTACAGGAGGAGGTGTAGGAGGGGAAAATAGGACGATAGAAGTATGGGCGCAGGACATAAAAGGAATAATGTATTACATAGATAGCGAAAGTAACGTGTATGGAGCGGAGGATGTAGTGGGGAACAAGTTAAATCCTCGTATAAT